ATGAAAACCATCGCTCGGCGTCTGAGCCCCTTCGCGATCCTGCTCCCGGCAAGCCTGTTGTCAGCCTGCGCCTCCCTAGGCAACGCCGGACTCGGCGGCTCCCAGCAGAACCCCACCAACCAGCTCCTGAACATGATCGATGAGGCTACCCGCGAAGGTATGTCCGTGGTGCTGGTACCGGCACTCATGCCCAACAAGAGCGTGACGGACCTCTCCAGCTACTCGCATCGGGTCATATTCAAGAACAAGGACGTGCCCGGGATCGCCTACATGCAGGCCTTTGCCAACAACGACCTGGAGAAGATCAAGGAAGCCGTCTATCTGTGGGACTTCCTCGAGGTCAACATCGTCCCGCCGGGAACCTACCTGCTGTCCGGAGGGATCGACTACAAGATCGACAGCACCCTTGCCCAGATCAAGGCGCCAAAGGGGCAGCCGGCTGCCAGCCCACTTGGTTCGGTGAACCTGTCCGCCGTGCTGTATCGCCGGTTCGTGAAGGAGAACTACTGGCGCGACGCCTCCTATGCAGACAAAACCTACACACAGAATGTCTGCAGCGCCGTGCACATGGCCTCCGGCCAATGCGTGGGCTGGACCGAGCAGCAATACAGCCAGCGGGAAATGGTCTCGGATGCCGGTTGGGCCGAAGGCACGAAGATCGAGGATGTTCCCTCCATCAAGCTGCAAGCGCAGATACCCGACGCCTATGCCCCGCTGTCCTTCACCATTCAGCCTGGGCAGATCCTGCTCAGCGATCGGTTCCACTTGAAGACCCCGGCCGTGAGCTATGACAGGAAGACCTGCAAGGCCGTGGACACGCAAAACATCAAGTGCGCCTTGCAGGATATCCAGGTCTTCATGAGGCCAGCGCCCATGGAGCTGACGAAAAGGTTCATCGATCACGAGCAGCCAAGGCTGGATGAAACGGGCCGCCAGGTGCTCGCGCGCATCCAGCCGATGAAAACCGAGATACTCGGCGAAGCAGGCATGGAAGACCTGACCTGGGGCCTGCCGGTTTCCTTGAAACGCAAGGCAAGATGAAACGGGCCCTCCGCCGAGCGCCTTCCGCTCGCGGTCGCCACAACGGTTGATCGATAGAGGCCCGGAAGGCAGGCGGCAGGACAGACCGGCTCGGCTGGTCATGTTCGATGACGACCAGCCGATGACCGACCCAGACCGGATCTTGCGTCCAGATGAAAGCCGCGCACGGGGCTGGATTGCAGGCAACGGCCGAAAACGTGACAGGTGCTGGGGTACTCCTCGGACACTCCGGGAAAGTAGCAATTACGGAGCGGTTATCGGGAAAGGGAGGCGGTTGCGAGACCGTAAAAGTATGAAAGCGTTATGGGGGCACCCCAAGGAACTTGCTTCAGCAATACCGGACAGGAAAGAAAAAAGCCCCGTAACTCACTGAGCTACGGGGCTTTCCTGTTGGAGGCTGAGGTCGGAATCGAACCGGCGTTCACGGATTTGCAATCCGAAGTAAAACCCAACAATTTCAGATGGTTAACGGTGGATAATTTCCGCATCATAGCCGTATTCGTGTCTCTGGAGGCCGCTGATTAGTTGGAGGGAGAACATAGATGCGGAAATGATTCAGCCCCTCCATGGCATGCCCGAGCACCACTCTCCGCTCGTCGGACGCCCTCGAATACTGGATATTCATACAGCATAATTTCCGGCCCAACCGCCCGCCGGAGATTCCATGTCCTACTCCGATCCCCGCATTTGCCACCACCAGCGCGTCACCCAATGGCTCGCCGCGATCCGACAGCACGCCGCATGGCTGTATGCCGCGGATGAGCAGTACGTGTACCTGGTGGGTGAGGCCAACGAGCTCTACCAGTGCGGCGTCGTGGGGTTGCAAGACAGGCACGACATGGTCACCGACGCCTTGGGCATGTACTCATGGGCGATCGAGCACGGCATCACGCGCGAGACGCACTACTGCGCTGACTGCTGCTACGACGTGCTCGACGGCGGCGCCGTCGTCGGGAGCGTGGACGACGAGGGCATCTACCACGGGCCCGCACCCGAGCGACAGCGCCTGGGCTGCATCAGCCGGGATCCGCTGGATGGTCAGGTCTATCTGCGCCTGGGCCAGGCGCTTGAGCGCGCGGGCGTTGTGCGTGGTCTCACGATCGAACTCGACGCCGGCGGCACGCTGCTGCTTGTCGAGCAGATCCCAAGCGACTTCCGGCCATGGCGGTGGGCCTGACTTTCAGCGCTCCGCTTCGTAGGCTGCTACGCCTGAGCCGACAGCGATCCATCCATCTGGCGAGTGCGCGGTGTCGCAGATCGATACGTCCACCGTCTGGCCTTCCTTGGGCTCGGCTGGAAGGATCGCCGCAGTGCGCCGGAGGTCATTCGAAGACGGCGCGAACGTGCTTTCAGAGCAGTGGAACGCCCATATCCCATGCTTGCCGGAACTGCCTATCTGGCGGTCCAGCTTCAACGTCCACTTCCCCGCCAATCGAATCACCAGCATCGCCCTGCTCCGTAGGAAAAGGCCGTAGTCTACTCCTAATCCTGACAGGCCCTGTTGGCCGCCAGCAGTTGCGCCTCGTAACCGATCCGCTGCAAGCGTTCGGCGAGCAACGCACGGACCTTGGTCTGGATATCGTCGCCCTTCCTCAGCCCAGCGGTTGCCCAGGCCGGCACCTCCACCGCCGGCACTCGGCAAGGCACCGCCACCGGCACATCTACGCGCACCGTGCGCGGCTCGGCTTCCTGCCGGCCGGCGCATCCCGCCAGCGCGAACACCAACCCCAGCACCTGCACCACCTGCACCTTTCGGCTGCACCTGCCGGAAATCGCTGCACCTGCAGTCTCTCGCCACGCCTGCAGCTTCATAGACCTAACTCCTGATCAATTACCACCTCGGCGGCCGCACACTGCTCGCCGGCGGTTCGCTGGCTCAGCAGGCGCTGAGCTGCGGCATAATGCTCGGCGGCCTGCTGTCGTCCCTGCTCCAGCGCATGGGCTGCCTCCCTGGCGCGCTGCTCACCAGCCTGACGCAGCACGGCAACCTGCCGGACCTGCTCCGCCACTGCGGATTCCAACTCTCCCCGGGCGGCGCGGCAGGCAATCAGATCCGCCAGGGCAGCATCGAGCTGCGGCCGGTAGTGCCGCGCGCCGATCCAAACACCGCCAACGGCGCCGAGGCCGACCAGCAGCAGGCAGGCCAGCGCGACCGAGAAAGCACGGGCGGAGATCACGACAGCACCCTCTTCGCCCGCTCCCACAGCGCCAGGCGCTCCGCCTGGCCGTTGAGTCCACCGTTGATCCGACGGGTGATGGCGGCGAACTCGCCGCGGTCGGCCAACTCGTTGAGGCCGTGCGTCAACCACCACCAGGCCGCCGAGATCGCCGCCCACTCCGGTTGCTCGAGCAGTTCCGGCTCCGCTTCCAGCGGCTGGCCCAGCCCGGCGCCGGCGGCGCGGTAGTTCGACCGGCCGGTGATCTGTAGCAGCCCACGCCCGCGGAACCGCCAGCCGTCGCCCGACGCCTCGTCGCCATTGCCGTTGCGCGAGGCGTAGGCGTTGTTGGCGATGGCTCGTGGGTTGCGCGCCAGGCGCTGCGCCAGGGCGTTGGGCTGGCCGTCGGCGCCGCGGTACCGGCTCGGCCAGGTCGCCGCCAAGCCTTGGGCGCTGTAGTTGAGGTTCTCCACCAGGCGGGTCAACTGGCCGCTCTCGTGGCCGACCTGGGCGAGGAACGCTGCCGCGCGCACCGGCGAGGTGATACCGAACCGTGTCATCCCGCGGTTCAGCGCACCTACAAAAACGCCGGCGCGAGGGCCGGCATTCGGGAGGATTTGCAGCAGTTGCTGCTCAGTGATAGGCATTCTGATCTCCAGGCACAAAAAAGCCCGCAGAGTGCGGGCTGTTCATAGAGCCTCGGGCTGCACCTCAGGAGGTGCCGGCATCGACAATCGGACATCGATCCAACTGTTGAGCGGGACATCCAGCGCCGCACCCTTCCCGAGCACCATTTCGCCGTCGTCACTGAGTGTCCAGCGCTGTTTGAAGAGCCGGATGGTGACCGTCCCATCCTCAGCCTGTTCGCTGTCAGTGATACCGAGTGGGCG